AGTGATTCCCACATTTTGAGAATCGACTCTAGGGAAGCCTCATCTCGGTATCCAGTAGCCCGGGTTTTCTGGATTTTCTCGGAAATCTCGGCCCACTGCGCGATAAATGGATCGACAATGGGATCCTGGATGCGGTCTTTCCACCATCTGTCGAAATCGGGCCAAACAGACCGACAACGATCCGGAAGCTGGGTATCCAGCACGGGAGAAGCCTTTGGCTTCCCTTTCGGTGGTGACGCATACACTATACCTAAGTCAATTGACTTTCGGCAGGCTCCGATGCGAGCCATATACGTCACGGCTTCTTTTGACAGAAGCCGTCCCATAAAAGCCGTCCATAGGTTTGAATAACCCTCCTTCTTTAGTGTAACATACCGCCCGAAAGCGGACATGGTAAACCAAGAAAAGAGAGTACCCACTCCATACGGTGCTCCAGGATAAGATAAACCAAGTAGCAGGGCAGCTTGGCGACTCGTCATCTTCCGTAATCGCCGCGAGGCGAGAGCAGTCGCTGACTTGTAGCCAAACCCTAAATACCGCGCTATAGAATACAGCGTCGGCACTTTCTCAGTAAGATTAACAACACTGTTGATAACCTCGGGAACAAGTCCCAATCCTAACCACCCGGTCGACAAACCGACGAGAGGGAACGGGGTCACGTCTTTACCTTTATAATAAAAACGTTTAGCAAATTCCATCGAAAGATTCTTCGAAACGAGGGATTTGGACTTATTGATACTAACACCTAGCGTATCCATAACTGATAAATACTCACGTGCGACCTTATGATTCCCAATCACAACGTCGTCGCCGAGCACTGCGTAGTCAGAAAACCAAGAGGTACATCCAGCTTTACTAGCTGCGAATTGAATAATGCAATGATGCGTTAGCGCTAACATTGCCCAAGATGAATAAGCTCCCATGGGTTGACCCACTGCATACTTCACATACGACGGGAACGAAGCACCGAATGTTCTTCGGAAAATCTTCGGGACCCGAAAGTAGCGATCGGCAATGAGCCAACACCACGCTTGCCCAAACTCTGGACTAGTCAGCGCTTCCAGCAGTAAACCCTGAATACGCAAAGGTAGCCTATCGGTTGCCGCGGATAGATCAAACGACCAGACATGGGTTTGCCCATTTTTCTTCATACGCTCAGCTAATTTCTTAACTGGCGCGTGTTGATTATGGGTTCCATCCTGTGGTATTTTCTTTA